GGTTGGCGGACTGCTGCTCTGCAAGGCACCACAGGAAATTGTTCAGCAAAGACGCGATTATTACCAGCGACATGCTGAATCTCAGATGCAAGCTGTTGACAACAACTATATGCGTGAGAACGATCCTCGGATGCCGGTTCTTGCGCCAGACAGGAAAACTCGTGTTGCGTTCGGCAAAGGCTGACGCAGCGCATAACAAAAACGTAAACTACAGGTAACAACATGGCTACTTCAGCTTCACCGTATGGAGCCAGACCAATTGGTACATTGAGTGCATCGGGGTCCTTTACGGGCGCGGTGCGCCATCTGCCAATAATTACCACATATGGAACCGCTATTTTTAATGGCGATTTTGTTAAGGTGGCAGCAAACGGTACGATTGAAAAAGATACCGGGACCGCCACCCTGACCAGTTGTGGTATTTTTATGGGATGTGCTTATACGGACCCAACAACGGGGCAGAAGACGTTTAGTACACAGTGGCCCGCATCTAATGCGGCAACTGACGCGATGGCGTATGTACTTGACGATCCTTTTGTCGTGTTTCAGATGCAGGCTGACGAAGCAGTGAACACCACGGATCGTGGATTAAACTGTGACGTTATTCAGACTGCAGGATCTACCGCTATCGGTAAATCCAAAAATGCAATTGATGGTGACAGTTGTGCTACAACCAACACGTTGCCTCTTCGCATTATTGACTTCGTTGACGGACCTAACAGTCTGCCTCCGAAGGGAACGACAGCGAGTGATGCCTACCCCGATGTCATTGTTAAATTCAATGCAGCTAAGGACACCGATGAGTCATCTCATCAGTACCTTGCTGCGACTGGCGTATAGGTGAAATAAATGGCTATCTCACGCGCTCAACTTCTAAAGGAACTTCTTCCTGGGCTTAACGCTCTCTTTGGAATGGAGTATGCACGTTATGATGACGAGCACTCCTCAATCTATGAGACGGAAAGTTCGGATCGTTCCTTTGAAGAAGAGGTAAAGCTTTCGGGCTTTGATGCGGCCCCCGTCAAGGACGAAGGGTCTGCAATTTCTTACGATGCTGCACAGGAGAGCTTTACGGCTCGCTACAACCATGAGACCATCGCCATGGGCTTCGCCATTACGGAAGAAGCCATGGAAGACAATCTCTATGACTCCCTGTCGGCTCGTTACACTAAGGCTTTGGCTCGCGCCATGGCTCACACAAAGCAGGTTAAGGCTGTTGTTCCTCTGAACAACGGGTTTACCGCCGCTTACCAGGGTGGAGATGGTGTAAACCTCTTCACTGCAGATGGTGACGGCGTAACTGGTGGTGACGGTCACCCACTCGTTTCGGGTGGTAAGAACTCAAACCGTCCAGCTACTGCTGTTGACCTCAACGAGACCTCTCTTGAGGCTGCTGTAATTCAGATTGGCAAGTGGACGGACGAGCGTGGTCTAATGATCGCTGCACGGCCCCAGACGCTTGTGATCCCGCCCGACTTGCAGTTTGTCGCGGCACGGGTCATGCAGTCTGACCTTCGCCCCGGAACGGCTGACAACGACATCAACGCTGTGCGTTCGATGGGTGTTGTACCGGGCGGAACCGTTGTGAACCACTATCTAACCGATACGGACGCATGGTTCCTGCTTACGGATGTTCCGAACGGCATGAAGCACTTCAATCGTGTTGCACTTGAGACGAGCATGGACGGTGACTTTGACACCGGAAACGTTCGCTACAAGGCTCGCGAGCGGTACAGCTTTGGCGTTTCCGATCCCCTAGGGATCTGGGGATCACCCGGAGCGTAAGTAGTAAAGTAGGATGGGTGGGGTAGGAGTGGCGCTAAGGCCGCTCCTGCCCCATCTTAGTATAGAAGTTTTTTTTCCTGACTACCGAAAACGGTAGACACTAGCCAAGACAGGAGAATGTAATGGCTAACACAACTTTTAGCGGACCAGTACGGTCAGAAAACGGATTTACGTCCGTTGACAAGAGCAGCACGACTGGTGCGTATACCACTAGGGTGCAGCTGGGTAAGGGTGTTGGGTACGCCACGGGCGTTACCGTAAACACCACGGCGGGTGATAGTCCAGCTATTGGCGAGTTCACTCAGCCAGCAAACACCGTTATCACAGGCATTTCAATCTTATGTGTTACGGCTCCAGTCATTGGGACCGGAGACATTGGTTTTGAGGTTGGGTCAACATCATCCGGTGCCCAGCTTGTCGCAGCCATTACGGACCAGATCCTAGATGGCGGCACGACAGTCGTTGTTGGTAATGTCGTAAACTGTACCTTGGTTGCCCAGACGGAGAGTGGCACCACTGCTCCCGCGTCGGTGCAATACACAGCTTCTGAGCGCACGGTGTACTGCAACATTACAAACACCGTTGATGCTACGACCGCAGGCTCGTTTACATTTATTATTGAGTATGTCCCGATAGCACCGCTATCGTCGTAATTCACAAGATAGGGTCGCCCGTCTAATCGCGGGTGACCCGATCTTCTGCTATGGGTAGGGCGTAGCCCTTGTTCCCATAAGGAGATTTAGATGGCTGATGCAGTAACCTCGCAGACTCTGCAAGATGGCGACAAATCTGTCGTTATGAAGTTCACCAACATTTCTGATGGGTCAGGCGAGGCCGCCGTCAAGAAGGTGGACGTTTCCGCACTACAGGCCCAGTCGGGCTCTGGTGCTGCATGCACCGGAGTGTCAATCCAGCAAGTTTACTACGAACTTAGCGGCATGACCGTAGATCTTATCTGGGATGCTAGTACCGATGTTGTGTGTTGGACGCTTAGTGGCTATGGGTTTTTTGACTTTAGGTCTTGTGGCCCCCTTACGAACAACTCAGGTGGCGGAAAGACTGGCGACCTTATGTTCACGACCACAGGGCACAGCAGCGGGGACCGCTATTCTATCCTGTTAAAGATGGGCAAGAGCTACGAATAATGTTTTTTAAGAGTGATGATCGTGAAGAGATGCCAAGTCCAGGTATGATAAAGGCATCTATTAAAAACTCTATGAAAGACATGAGAGAGTTTTCAGCTAATCGTGCTAAAGGAAGAATAGGTAACGGTTCGCGAATGCCTTCTAAGTGTGTAAGCAATCAGCAACTTGCCATGAAGAAGTTTAAGGAGAACTGATGCCTACTAAAAAAAAGAAGAAACCTGCTACTAAGCAGTTAACGAAAAGGCAAAAAGACACTCTTGCCAAACACGCTAAGCATCACACCAAGAAGCACATGACTGCAATGCGCAACCACATGAAGTCTGGTAAAACCTTTACCTTTGCTCACAAAAAAGCTATGAAAGAGGTAGGCAAGTAATGGCTACTTCAGGAACAGCAACCTTTAACCTAGAAATAGCAGAGGTTATAGAAGAAGCTTTTGAGCGGTGTGGGTTGCAGAGCAAGACAGGTTACGATATTGAAACTGCTCGCAGGTCCTTAAACCTTCTTAGTCTTGAGTGGGCGAACCGTGGATTAAATTTTTGGTGTGTAGAAGAAGGGACAGCAAGTACTGTAGCTAGCACGTCTGCAATTACGCTACCTGCAGATACTATAGATTTAATTGAGTATTACATTAGAACGGGCACAGGAACGTCTCAAAACGATTTACCTCTTTCTCGTTTTAGTGTTTCGCAGTATTCAACAATTCCAAACAAAAAAACAGAAGGACGCCCTGTCAATATATATATTGATAAACAAAGGGCCGCTCCTGTTGCATATCTTTGGCCTACACCCGACAAGGTGTACACGTTTGCTTACCAAAGAATTAGACGAATTGAAGACACTGGCTCAGTAGGGTCTACCAACCCAGATGTTCCTGCAAGATTTCTTCCCGCCCTTGTGTCGGGACTTGCTTTTCGTATTTCACAAAAATACCCTGAATCATTTGCTCGCTCTATGGAGTTAAAACAAGAGTACGAGTTTCAGTGGGACCTTGCCCAGCAAGAAGATCGTGACCGCGCCTCAGTGCACTTTGTGCCAGGAGGCTACTAATGGCACGGTTTGCTAACGGTAAATACGCTTTTGGTTTCTGTGATCGCACCGGCTTTAGATACAAATTGAAGGACTTGGTGCCTCAAGTAAGAGCGGGTCGAATGACTGGCCTTATGGTTGGTCGCGACATGCTTGATGAGGACCAGCCTCAAAACTTCTTAGGTAGACTTGGCGATTACGCAGACCCAGAAGCGCTTAGGGATCCAAGACCAGATATTGCACAAGACACAAGCAGGAGATTGTTTGCCTTTAATCCAGTTGGAAATGGTGGGGCAAATGGTTCTGGAAATATTATTGCGCGAGGAAAAATTGGAACTGTGACGGTAACGACATGAACTACACCGAGCTAACTG